GCTCTACACGGTCGCCAAGATCCTTGAAGGGTGGGCCAGCGGGATCAAGCGCAAGGCAGTTCTCATGGCTGAAGACGGTGTCGAATTCGATGACCTCAAACTTCGTTCTCTCGGCTCTTTGAAAAAAACCGTTGACAACAACGGGCTCGCTGAACTAGGAATCCAGCACGGACTGACGAAAGACGAGATCATCGCAGCCGCCAACCTCACCATGAACCAACTCGCAGAAGCCATCGGAAGCAAAGCCGCCCGTGGGCGGAAGACTTCGGCGATCCGATCCTTCGAAGAAGACGCCCTTGATCGGGGTGTGGTTGAAGTCGGACCAGTCCGACACACGCTTTCCCCCAAATGAAAAAACTTGCAGCTCATAACGGGTTAGTATAATTCGACCTCTTGCCGGAAACACCATCCGGCAGACTGGCGGTGAGATGCCGCCGCCCGAGCTACGCGAATGGAACTGCCGCCTCGTCAGAGCGGACACCGGATCAGTAACCGGATAGTTTCCCCCAAATGAGGAGAAGGGCACCGGTGGGTGTCCTAGCCTTACGGCAACCCACCACCAAAGCAGAAACAAGAACCATGAGCTCCAAAACGGAAGCAGTTGAAGTGGTTGCGGCCCCCGCAACCGAAGCCCCGCAGAACACCGCCGTCGCCGCTCGCCCGAGCACCGGCATGGCGTTCGTCGCTGACGACATCGAGATCCCACGTCTCAACGTCGTGCAGAAGATGAGCACCATCGAAGGCCCCATCGGCTCGGTGACCATCGACAAGGAAGAAGTCCTGCTGCAAGCCGAGCAGAAGACCCACGTCGTGGTGATCAGCGCCGTCAAGAAGTGGAAGGAAGACGTCCCCTACGACGACGATGTGATCCCGAAGATCGCGCTCACCCAAGCCGACGCTGACCGCATTGCTGCGGAAAGCAGCTACGAGGTGACCGAGTTCGCCGAGATCATCATCCTGATCCCTCAGTTTGAGGGTGCCGACGAGTCGCTGTTCCCCTACCCGATTGGCGACAAAAACTACCAGCTCGGCCGCATCACGGTCCAGAAGGACGCATACCGCTTGACCTACAAGCGCCTGTTCACCTTCCAGACCTTCAACCCCAACAGTTCCGTGGCTGCTCGCCAGTGGTTCTTCGGGACTGAGCTGATGTCCAAGGGCAAATACACTTGGTATGTCCCGACCCTCTCCGTCTCTCCGGAAGCTACTCCGGAAGCGGTGCTGGAATTCGTCAACAGCCTGACAGGAGGTGCCCGATGAACCCAATCGACGTGCTGACCAAGGAAGCCGAAGGCATGCGCGCGGCCCTCGCCGAAATCGACCACAACCTGCTGCAAGCACAAGTGCAGCGGGCCAACCTGAGCGTTCTGCTTGGTGCGGTCGAGAAGGAGATTGCCCGACTCCAAGAGGAGCCAGTTCAGCTTGAGCTGGATCTTGGCGACAAGGTGGTCTCGTTCCCGACCCCGAGCGCCAACTGATGAACCCTGAGCCCCGCGCTCCCTCTGCATAAGGGGGTGCGGGGCTTCTTCTTGCCTTCCGCTAAAAAACAGAATTATGAGAATTACATACGCAGTAGACTTCGAGTCGAATTATGACAACGAATGCTCCATCAAGGTTCTCGGGCCTCGGGGCTACTTCTCGCACCCAAACTTCGACGCCTACTTGGTGACCGTCGTCGGGGATGACGGCTCATCCTTCGCCGGGCACCCGCGAGACTTTGACTGGACCCTCTTCAATGGTGCCGTCGTCCTTTCCCACAACGCTTCTTTCGACGAATCCCTCTACCTCTACGGTGTGGAGCAGGGGTGGTATCCTGCATGCCAACCCGCCGAGTGGCACTGCACTGCCGACATGGCTGCGTTCCTCGGACTGCCCCGATCCCTCAAGGGTGCTGCCGCTTCCGTGTTTGATCTCACCGTCGACAAGAACGTCCGCGACAACATGAAGGGCAAGCGGTGGGAGTCCATGACACCGGAGTTCCGTGAGGAGGTCATCAACTACGCGATCAAGGACTCCGAGCTCTGCCTTCAGCTCTGGCAATCCCTCGGCGAGAAATGGCCCGAGCGGGAGCGCCAGATCAGCGCGATGAACCGCCGAGTGGGCCAGCGCGGCCTGCCGATGGACACTGATCTGCTGCGCAAGAACCTTGAGACAATTCGCACCGCATTGTTCGACGCGGAGCAGTCGATCCCGTGGACGAAGGACTACACGCCCTTGTCCCGTAAAGCCTTTAACCAGCAGTGCCGCCAGCAGGGAATTACCCCACCGTCGTCGCTTGCGCAGGACAGCGAGGAAGCAGACAAGTGGTTCGCCGCGCACCAGCAAGCCTGCCCGTGGGCACGTGCCGTGCAAAGCTACCGCCGCATCAACGCGTTCCTCAAGAAACTGGAATCGTTCGAAGCGGGCACAATGCCGGATGGGCGATACTATGGGGGTCTCATGTATTTCGGTAGCACCACCGGACGCTTCAGCGGTAGCGGAGGAAACGCCAACCTACAGAACCTCCCCCGTGACGAGATGTTCGGCGTGAACTTCCGCCACATGATCAAGCCGTCGGAGGGTCGCAAGCTGGTGGTCCTTGACCTGTCCCAGATTGAAGTGCGCACGCTTTGCTGGCTCGCTGGAGACACGAAGGCGATGCAGTTGATTCGTGAGACCGACGACATCTACCACGCGTTCGGCGTGCTTTTGGGGCTTCATGATCCTGCAAACGGACCACTGAAGAAATACGATAGCGCGCTGCGGCACAAAGTGAAGTCCATCGTGCTAGGGTGTGGTTACGGTATGGGAGGCGAAAGGTTCGCATCCTTCAGCGGTATGGAGCCAGACGAAGCCGAGTGGGCTGTCAGCACCTACCGCACCAGAATGAAGAAGGTCGTAGAACTCTGGGACAGCTACAAGGAGCACATGGTGATGACGACCTCTCTCGGTGAGCCTTTTGAGATCGAACTACCTTCGGGCCGCTCACTTAAATATGGCCGTCTGAGGAAGATGCGAGATGCCAAGACGGGCCGGTTTCAGTTCATCGGTAAGTTGGTCCGGAACGGGCAGCTCCGCGACTTCCGCCTTTTTGGGGGCATTTGCGCTGAAAACACGTCACAGGGTTTGGCCCGCGACATTTTCTCAGACATGATGCTTCGGATCACCGCCGCAGGACACAAAATCATCCTTCACGTCCACGACGAAGTAGTGATCGAGTGCGAGGACAGTGAAGCAGAGAAGGTGCTTGCCGAGTGCCTCGAAATCATGTGCACTCCTCCTACTTGGATTCCCGATATCCCGCTTTCCGCCGAAGGCGGCATCCTCGACTTCTACGCAAAATGAAATACCGCAGCATCAAGAACCTCCGCGCTTCGGCCGTAACCGTCACCGACGGACCGCCCGTGGCAGTCAACCCCGTCCCCACATTCCCCAACAAGCCCGCCTACCGAGCGTGGTGTGCCGACGCTTCGACGGACCACGTGTTCTACACCCTCGCCGAGGGGGACAACCCTTCGGCCCGTATCGCGGAGGAGAACCCCGTCAACAAGATCCACGGGTTCATCGCCGACTACGATGCGCCGGTCGAATGGGATCGCGTTGACCAGCTGGTGAAGGATCGCGGCAACGGGGCCCCTGCGCCAACTTGGCGCACCCGAACCCAGTCGGGGTATGCCCGACTGATCTGGGAATTCGAAGAACCGCTCCCGCTCTCCCCGCAGCTGGCCGAGCCATTCCTCAAGCGTCTGTCGGACATGCTCCAAGCATCCCGACTCCTTGGCGGGTTTGACCGCACCAGCCTCAAGCCGAGCCAGCACTTCGAACTAGGGACCGAGTGGGTCCGAATGGGAGACCCGCTTCCGGAAACCGCGACGCATCCGATCCTGCTCAAGGCTTCAAGTGACGTGGTTATCCGGTCGGAGGACACAAACATCCCCATCGACGACGTCGCAGCCGAAGTCCTCAAGCGGTTCCCGAACCGCTGGAACGGGGAGTTCACTGTCGGGGCTCGTGGTCCCCTATTCTGGATCGACGACGGCATTGATCGTGAAGGGTGCCAGATTCGGGAAGACGGGATGGTCTGCTACTCGGATCGTGCCGGTAAGGGTTTCGTCTCTTGGCGTGAGATTCTCGGCAAGAAATTCGTCGAGCAGTATGAGGAGAAGAAGCTCGGTTCGCTGATCGGCCAATACTGGTTCAGCGGCAAGAGCCACTACAAGCTACTCAACGGCGGGCCGATGGCGATCCCGAAGGAGCAGCTCGTCTTGGAGCTGCGACGAATGGGGTTCAGCCCGAAGCCGAAAAAGGGACAGGCGCTCTCCGAAGTGGAGCAGGCCTTGCTCTACATCAGCAACGACTGCCGCGTGGACGAAGTCGCTCCCGTGGTCTTCTCGAAGGACCGAGTGGTCGACTTCAACGGCAAGAAGATCCTCAACAACTGCAAGGCGATCCCCGTGCAACCTGCTGAGAATGGGGACATTACGAACTGGCCGTGGCTGAACTCCTTCATCTCCCCGTTCTTCGCGGAGGATGACGAGGGCAACCCGACGCTCCCCTACTTCCTCGCTTGGTTCCAGCGGATCTACCTCGCTGCGATCAACTCTCGTCTGGATCAGGGACAGCTGCTGATCCTGCTGGGACCGACAGGGCACGGTAAGTCCTTCTTGACAAACCAAATTGTGGCGGGAGCCCTTGGCGGCTTGGCAGACGCAAGTGATTACCTCTCAGGTAAGACGAACTTCAACCGCGACCTCTGCGGCGCGGCCGCGTGGGTCATCGACGACTCCACGGCAGCAGCCACCTACTCAGACCAGCGGAAATTCGTCGAGCTCACCAAGCGATGCGTGGCCAACCCACGACTCGAATACCAAGCCAAGTATGCGGACACCATCCCGCTCCCTTGGGCCGGTCGGGTCATGATGTCTCTGAACATCGACGCCAACTCACTCGCCGCCCTGCCGACCCTCGACAGCAGCAACCGTGACAAGGTGATCGCCCTTCGGGTCAACGGGAAGTTCCGTATGAAGTTCGGGACCAACGAGCAGAACGAAGCGCGGGTCCGCAAGGAGCTGCCCTTCTTCCTGAAGTGGCTCGTCGACTGGAAACCGCCCGCCCACGTTGCGGACTCCAGCCGGTTCGGTGTCGCCACCTACATCGACTCCTTCGTGGAAGCCGCCGCCTACGACAACTCCAGCCGCAGCGCGATTGCCGAGATGATCGAGTTCTTCAGCAAGAAGGTCCGCGAGCATTCCGGCCTGACCAAGTGGCGCGGCACTCTGACCGAGTTCCAAGTTGTCCTCCACGACAGCAACGGTGGTCGCTCCGTCGGCAACAGCGTCAACCTCGAATTCATCCGGCGCGGGATGACGGTCATCGAGGAGGTGTGCCAGCACAACAAGCACATCCGCCCCGTGCGGAGCTTCGGTCGCGGTGGTGGTAAGATCTGGGAAATCGACCTCTCCCCCGACTTCGACATCGACCAGTCCGACGTCAACGAGTAATCGGCTCACGCGGGTCTCGTAGTTCCGAGATCGGGACTACGAACTCATCCGCCCGACAAAGCCTTCCATCCAATGGGTTCACAGAGCCCATGGGGTGGAAGGTTGCTTTTTGTGCAAACTCATCAGCGAACAGCCAACCGAGCGCCCACATCGTGGTCCGGTTGACATGCAGCCTCATGAAGTAGTAGACGTCGCACTTGGTGGCGAGCTTCTCCCGTTGGTCCTCCGCCGCGTAGACCCGCGCAACGAAGTGGGGTTTCGGGCGCACGGTTCCGGTTCCGGTTTTGACGTCAACGGTGAGCCCGTTCTCCAGCTCGATGTCGTGGCTGAAGCGCCGATGGCCAACCCGCTCACCCCCGAGCAGCATGTGAGCCAGCGTCTCACCGGCAGCACCCGCGAGGTTCCCGACCCCCTTGGTCAGAGACCCCTCAAGGCGTCCGATTCTACCCGCCTCCTCGTGAATGCGTTTCCGTGTGTTGGCATCTACTTTGATCTCAATCACAGCAAGGGAGGGCTCAATACATGTTGGGCATGATGCTGCGGCCGCCAGTCCCGAACGGGTCGATGGACAGGCGCGGCAAGGCAGAGCCAGCAGCGGAGGCGGCTTCTTCGTCGAGCAACTTGGTGCATCGCTGCCAGTGATACTCGGCTCGCTCAAGGTCAGCGTTGTCTTCCGCCATCCGCCCGAGCAGACCATGCTTGAGTGCCCCGATGTTCGAGACGTAGCAAATGTCGTCGTCATCCTCCAAGGGACGGAACGCGCGCTTGCAAAGGACATGCACCGTGGTCTCCCCGTCGGTCGAACGGTTCAGGCGGAAGCGCCGGTAGCGAGTAGCACCTCCATTTGGTCCAACCGTGGCAATCGTGGTGTCGGCATCCTCCTCTGTGGTCCGGATGTCGAACGCGGCGGTCAAGCCGTTGAACTGGATCGAATGGATGTTAGTCACAGCGACCGGCTCCTCGTCGGAATCAAAGAACTGGAAGATGTTGGCGGGAAGTCCCGCCGAGCTAGAGTGGAAAACCTTCTCCCCGTTTGACGCAACAACGGTGATGGAGCTGCCATCAGTGCCGGGGTTCCATGGCTCGTATCGGTGATCCGAAGCGGCGGGTGTGACGTATAGGGAGGAGACCCCAGCCTCCGGGAGTTGTCGCAGGGTGGGCCAATATCCCGCGTCGATCAGACCCCAAGAGAGGTCCCCCGTATCGTAGGAGCTGCCAACCGATTTGAAGTCGTGCCAGAGAGCACGAGCCGGAACCGGGGACCCGTTGACCAGCGTGTGCAAGATAGCGTCAGCATCGTCAGGCAGGGTGACGTGCGAATTGACCACCGGCAGGCTATACTGCACGGTGAGGTCGCGGTAGGTTCCCGTGCTATAAATACGGGACAGCACCTGATTGATGCTCGCAAGGAAACTGCCGCCCGGCTCGATGTATTCACCGAGGACGTTGCGGAGCTGGTTGGTGGTCAGGGCTGGCATGGGTGGATACTATCTGATTACCACGTTGGGTTCAACGAGAAAGGCGCTTTTCCACAGCCGACAAGAAGTCTGGGCTCTTTTTGCTTTCCGCTTCCTCCCGAAGCGCGGCCGCAGTTTGCTCCATCCGTGGGGCGACTCCGGTCCCAGCTTTCTTCGCTGCTCGGTATTCATCACTGTCGAGGAACTCATCCGCAGCTTCTGCAAACTTGCGCTGGCGGATCAGCTGCTTGGCTTTGGGGGAGCCGGAGAGGTCACCACGATAGTAGCCGCTGACCACATGGGCCTTCAGCTTCGGGCTCAGCTCAGCAAAGACGGGCCCCAGTTGGCTGTCGGAAGCAGCTAGGTCAGCCTTCTTTCTGATGTCCCCCATAGCGATGTCGAACGCCTCCTTCTGGCTCAGCGTCCTTCCTTTGAACTGGCTGGATTCGAGGGCTGCGTCGCTACCATCCCCAATCAGGGTCCCGTAGCCAATGGTCCACTTCTTGTAGATGTCTCGATAAGGTTTCGGCTTGAACCCTTCATGGTGCTTGATCAGGGCCGATATTTCATCCATCGGGAGATCTAGCGTGCGGGCAATCTGCCCCGCCTTTTGGGGCGAGACTTTCGGTTTTACGAGAACAGGTTGCATGGTTCAGGGTTTCTTTTTAATCTTCACGGCTCCGGTGTGCAGCTCCTTCTTGAGCTTCTGCTGCTGTTTCGGCTCAAGCGGGGATACCTTGGATAGCAGGTAGGCTACCTGCTTCTGGGTTTTGGTTTTCATGGTGAGTAGGTGTCGCTCTTCACGGGGTGGTTCAGGAAGCGTGGGTTCAGAATCACCGCGTCTGGGTTGGTGCGGTAGGTCTGCTGATTCCAGTGGGTCGCTGGGGTGTTGGCGCTCGCGTGGCTGAATCCAGCGCGGACAATCGTGCTTGCAATGGCATGCTCACAGAAGCACTCCCGTGTCTCAAAAGCGGTGCGCGTCAGCTCATCAACCGCGCGACGGGAGTAGCGGGCGCAAGCTGGAATGACGAAGTGGGTCGCCCATTCCGGGGTTCCGGGGTGGGCCCACCACGGATTGTCTGCCGTTCCCTCCTTGGCGCGAAAAGGATTCCCGATGAAGTCTGCCGTGCTGGTCTCGTGTGCGGAGAACAGCGCCTTCCAGCGCTCCTGCGACGCAACGCAATCCGACTCAATGAACCAGTAGTAGTCCGCCTCGATATTGAGTTGGCGAACAGCAGCCAGCCCGAGCGTGTGAGCGCGGTGCCACCCACGACGGGGTAGCGGGATGGAGAGGTCAGCGGGCAGCCACGAGAGCGGCACGTCGATGGGTGTCGCGTGTGCGTGCTGTTTGTCTGGCGGGCAAACCGCGTAGACGTTGGGGTGTGCGTCTCGTAGAGCGCGGAGCCGTTCTGGATACCCAGCGGCATCTTGGAGAATGATCGCGGTTTTCATGGTCCTGTTGATCCGCCGGTGCTGCCGGTTCCGCCTTCGCAACTGCCGACTTCAACGATCAGGGTTCCACTTTCCTGAATGAGTCCGCGCAGCCAAGTGATGCGTTCGAGTTCGGCCCCATCGCAGTCTTTGAAGATCAGCACCCCGTTACCACCTACGGCTTCGTTCTTGGACTTCCCGCCGGAGGATGGGCGACGGGATGGTGCAGGTTCCCGGCGAGCGTAGACCGGCATCTGCCCTGCGGAGGTTGGGCGGATGACGGTGGTTGGGAAAGGCGGCGGGAGTTCTTCGTCCATGGTTAGACTCCGAAGGAGGATGGCACGTATTTGTAGCGCATGAGGGCACGGTCGAAGGAGACCGAAACGGTCCTGCCGTCCGTGTAGGTCGCCACCACGTTCATGAGGGTCGGCAGATTGTCTGACGCCATTCCGGTTAGCGGGGCAACTCCGAGCTTGTAGCGGACGTCGGAATCATAATTGGCGGCAGTCGGCACGTTGGTGATGGGGTTGAGTGCCTGTCCGGGGAAGGTGAAGGTGACAGAAACCCCAGCCTCAAACGGGACAAAGACAAACACGCCATCGTCTCCAACTTGAGCTCTGTCGACAAGCCAGTTCGAATACCCGCTCTTCGCCACCCCAACCAAGCCGTTCATGGCGGAGTAACGCCCGTTGACGGACGAGTTGAAATACGTGCTACTGTAACCACTACCAAGCGCAACGGTGGTCAATCGCATGGGCGCTCGTGGGATACTTTGCGCGTTGATGAACACGGGGTCGGAATCCCCTCCGGAGTAGCGAGCAACCACAGAATACTGCTCGCCTCCGAACGTCGGGAGGTTGAACGTGAAGTTTCCGTTGGCGAACGGTGTGACGACGGTCTCCGGCCCACCGGAGGAGAGGCGGTAAACGATGGAGATCGAGCCCGCAGGCTTGGTGCCAACCCAACCCGCGCTCGTGTAGGTGAGAACGGGCTTCTGCAAGTTCAAGTTTGGAGCAGTGACGCTGAAGAACGGCGAACGAATGGTCGGGTCACTAGCAAGCTCAGCCACTAGCAGGACGGTCTCGCCACGAATGAGACTTGATACCGGGATGGTGAAAGCTCCTCCGCCGCCCGCCGGGCCAGATCCAATAAGGGTTCCGTTGAGGTAAGCCCTCACGATGCTGGCAGGGGTCGCACTACCCGTGATGCTGATCGAGCTGGCGAAGGCGGCCGAACTGATGCTTGGTGGGGCTGCCGAGACAGTGACGTTCGTAGTGGGGCTGGTCCCGCCCGCGCCCGTGGCCGAAACCGCAATCTGGCTGTTTGCGGCGAGAGCGGGGGAGAAGCTATAGGAGTAAGCTCCGGTGGTCGCGTTCGCGGTAGTGGTCACGTTGAACGGAGCGACACCTGCGATAAGAGTGGTCCCGAATGCCCCCGAGATTCCAAGAGACCCAAAGATAGTGCAGGTGATTGTAGCGTCGTTCGCAGCTGGGACCAGCGCCCGAACCCGCACCGTATCGCCGACAGCGTAGCTGGAATAGTGGGCACTGATTGTCGGGTCGGCGGCGACGACTGCCGCGATCTTGCCTGCCACGACCGTAGCGGAATCCCCGCTGATAACGGGCACAAGCAGGGAGGTTAGTGGCACCAGAGTCGACGTCAGATCAAACGTCAAGTCCCCCGACGCGGTGACGGTCCCAACCACATCCACGCTCAGCTCCTGCCGTGTGCTGGCAGTGATGTTGACCGTGGCTCCGGGGGTGGTGCTGCCGCTCAACAACACTCCTCCGATAGCGATGGAGGCTGTTGGTGTGATCGGGATCAAGAGGCCAGTGGAGATCGTTGTCGGGAAACTGGTGGCACTGTTGTAGCGCACCGACACCGACAACACCACGGCGGTCACGTAGGTCTCGGTCAGCTCCGCACTGTAGTTGCCGGAGGCGTCAGAGATCGCACGACCCACGATTATGCCCGCCGAATCCACGACAGTCACTTGGGCGTCGGGGTAGGTCTTACCAGATACGATTGTGTTGGTGGAGTTGATCGTAGCCGTTGGGGCTTCGGGGCGCAGGACGTTTGATGGGACCGAAGCACCCGTGCTGCCGCCGTCACCCTCGACAGACCCAAGCGCGAACTTTCGGCCCGCATAGACCCCCGTGCAGTTGAGTTCGATCACGCGGATCTCGTAGAGGCCATAGCGGGTCTTGCGTGGTTCGTAGCCGATAATCATCGACCGCTTGGCCGCGAACTGAGCAAAGCCTTCAGTGGCGGGGAGTGAGGTGCGGCTGAGTCCGGCGCTCAGCGCCTTCAATCCGTTGAGGTCGATCTTGATCTCGTCATGGATGGATGGCGGGATCACCTCTTCGCGGGCTTCAGCGAAAGCGCTGTTGCCTTTGTCGGAGGCGTAAGCCCACCATCGAGCGATCCCAATGGTCTCGCGTTGGGTGGCGGGCGGAGTTTCGACGGGGAAATCCGTGACAAGTTCGTTCGGGTTGGTGGCGATGAAGCGGCGAATCCGCGTCTCGTAGGGTCCGGGGGCAGGCTCCACGATGTCGTAGGAGAAATACCACGCCTCGTCGTAGGCTCGGGCCGCGCCAGCCGAGTCCGCCAACGCCCACGCAGCCTCAATGGAGGCAGAGCGTAGCAGCAGCGGGAAGGGGTAGGATGCGTCGGAGGGGACCGAAGGCAGCTGGCGTGGGTTCGGGTGTGCGGCTACAGTAGGGATGCCGTCCACCCAAGTGATGACTCCGATTCGAGAAATAGTGAGCAAGTCGTGGAAGACGTTGACGTCTTTGCGCTCAACCGTAACCCCGGCACCGGATACAGGAAGCCCCGTCGCGTCCTTCGCGATGATACGTCGCTCAATCAGAACGTCGCTTTCGAGCTCGTCATCCCAGACGACATCAAACGAAACAGGCTCCAAGTAGCGGCGTCGAACCACAACATAGGTGGAGTCCAGCTCCGTCTCGGTGCGGGTCAGGGTATCATCAGCAAACCCGAACTTCGGAAACCGGATATCAGGTGTGGTGACAACTGGGACAATGAACTCGTTGGCCACTGTGGGGGCTGCTGCCGCTGCTTCGACCGCGTTGCGGGCGAAGTATTCGTCGCGTGGGACGATGTAGGTGCGGACTAACTGGGTGCCCTGATCAAACTCAAAGTTGTAATCATCCTGCGCCTCACGGCGGGCCGCGTAGAAATACTGGTAGAACAGCCCCTGCTCATCCGCCGTCTTGACAAGAACCAGCTCGTGATCCGGCCACCGTTTGGTGTCGGGGTGCGGGGTGCCATACTCAGGGATTTCAGCCCCCACTCGCTGGGCATCGACGGTCTCAACAAAGAGAATGTCCTCGACGCTCGGGGATACGAACGTGAGGACGCGCTGTCGGTTGGGGGCTAGATTCTTGGCGGAGATCGGCATTGGGCTAGGGGTCGACAAACCCTAGTAGGATCAGAGCCAAGTGTCAAGCTTCAGTCGGCCCGCGATCAGCTCAAAACAGACGTAGGCTATGGCGAGCCAGATTCCGGATACGGGGTTCATGGTTCAGGAAGGGGCTCAGGCGACGGAGGCGTAGGCGGGATGATGAAAAACGCGCCGTCCGCAAACCCGATGTCCGACCGCCCCGGCGCGGTGGGGGCGCGCACGGTTAGATCGGGGTGATTGAGCGCCCCGAGCGACCCGTTGATCGCGTTGGCGACTTTGTCTGTCGCCTCGTTGCGGGCGAAGGTGACCGCCACGTCGTCATTGAGCACGGCGATCAGCCGGTCATCCGGCAGCGCCCAATACTCGCGGTGCTCGGCGGCGATGACGGCGGCGGCGTGGTGCAGCGCCACGGCGGATCGGATGACGCTGGCGT